AGCCGACGATTGGATACGCAGGGAAACCACCGCGCGCGGCCAGTACCACGCTGGATAGAAGCGGTTATGACCCTGTACTAGATGGTGACCGTAAAGCTACTCGCAGCGCAGAGGACATTCTAAATGAGCTTGATGCCATTGCAGAAGCAGACAAAGATGATGATGCTAAGAACCTAGCTAGTCATACCATCACTGTTTGGCTACCTGATCTGGGTGAAGAGCGTAAGCTAAACACGGCTGGTGAAATAAACGCCATGCTGCTAAGTTATGCTCTAACAGTGCACAAGAGCCAGGGTAGCGAGTGGCGCAGAGTGTTTATCTTCTTGCATCACAGCCACCAGACTATGTGTTCTAGAGAGCTTCTGTACACGGCTATTACTAGAGCTAAAGAAGAGCTTTACATAGTTTGCGAGGGCGACATATCACCATATAAGAACCAACTGCTAACAGGTTCTAACCGCGCAGTTATCCCAGGGACTACACTAAAAGATAAGATAGCCTACTTTACCAACAAGGCTACAGAGATGAAGAAACTTTCTTAACGTGCTTTGCACAATCTTGGAGATTTTACTATGAACAGTTTAAACACACAAACAAACCGGGCACAAACTAAAACAATCCACTGCCAGCGCAGTGGCGTACCACTGGTTGAGGTAACTAGTGTATGTTCAAATGGCTGGGCACTACTTAGCCAGCCAGTGTTTTCTGTCTTTGTCCACCCTGTATATGGCTTGCCACTGGGTAAGCTTTGCCGGCGCCTAGAATTACAGCTGATGGATGCTGACCATGCAGAGTGGGACATACCAAATAGTGCCATCACAGAGATCAGCATAACTATGTCAGCCCTTGTCTATGCACTAGATGCTATGTGGCTACCTAACGAGGATGCTCTGGTTACTGGCAGAAACATAGAGTCTAGCTTGCCAGATAAAAAGACTACCGTAGGCTGTGCAGATAGGCTTCTAGATTTAGCCGGTTGGTACTTTGCAGAGACAAGCAGGCGCATTACATTTCCACTGTGGAAGCCAAGCAAACATGCTGGCAATCTTAACTGGCACGGATTCAGCGCCTGGTTAGATGCCTGTTTTGATCTGCGCAGAGAGTGGTCACTTGCCAAGCGCAAAGCAGAAAACAAGGAACTGTTGCGCAGCACAGAAGATGTGTTGAAGCTAGTTAGTCAGGCGCAAGTATATAAGCGCATAGACACTAAAAAAGTATGGCGCTGGATTGAGATTCAGGCTAGTGAGTTCGGTGGTAAGTATTCAGCCGGGCGGCGAGAAACTCTGCGCAGCTTGTTTATGAACGGCGAACAGGAACCTGAGATTTGGACAAGTGATGATTGCGATGACTTGATTGAGATGATGGTAGATACCTGTGATATCGGTAATGATATTACTAGCTATATCCGCAACCGCGTTAGCAACATACGCGCTGCTATTATAGACTTCTACAGTGACTTTACTTTGATAGGTGCTAGCAATACAAACAAGCATGGTGTAGTAACTAGCGGACTTGAGTTAACTAGCGCAGAGCGCAGCGCCGAAGATAAGCTGTTCGGGGAATACGAGACTAAGCTAGCTACTCTTACTGCGCCACCGGTGCGGCCAAATCCAGCAGACTATCCTAACCGGGTGATGGCACTGAAAGCACAGGCCGAGTGGAATATCCTTAGCAAGCTATTCGCGGCACGGCAGGCACGTACACAAACCACAGCTATCTAAATTTTTTATATCGAGAAACAATCATGACTACACTATATCAATTACTGGATGCTCCAGACAGAACCAAGACGCAACTTATGTATCAAGCTACTTACTTTCCACGCACAGAGTTATCAGATAGTGCAGGGCGCCTGATTGCGTGGTACCACGGCACAATGCTGTTCAAAGGACAGATAGTTAACATGTTGAATGAAGACATGACTGAGCTAATGTATGCACCCCACAAAAAAGAGTTACAAGACTGGAGTATTAAATGGAGATTTAACAACATACCTACGCAGCTAGAATGGGAACGTAAATCAACTAGATTTATTATCAGTTGTGAGTTCCGTGTCTTGTTAGGCGGTGCCAAGATTGCTTTGTTGTCTTTTTAACTTTTTAGGAGAATAACTAATGTCTATGCTAACTAATTCTATCCGCCCTAATTCTGACCCTGCTAATACGCACCGGCTTCCGGGCGCCGCGGCCTATGGTGCAAACAAACCAGTTGGTGTATGTATGCGCTGCAACGTTAGGTCAGTTAACGTAACTGTTTCTAAGCACCCTGTCCTAAAGATGTTATGCAAAGACTGCAAACAGTTACTTGCGCAGCGTAATGCAGCAAAGAATACATAGATAAAAATAACTTGCTACCGCAGAAAAAACCGCTTGACAACTGGTCTATACTGTGGCATAGTAGTAACTCACTGGCGCTAGTAACAGGCTAAAACAGCTAGCAAACAAACCTTGTTATCAACCGGCTAATTGCCAAACCTTAAAGGAAACTATCATGGAATACACTGCTAAATCATTCAAATTCAACTTCAAAAAGCGGACCATCAAAGATGAAAATGGCCAGATCATCGGGGAGATTGCAAAGAAACCTTCAATTGAGGTGGAGCTGCCGGTGCTATCTGCACAGGGTATTGTAGATACTTTGACAGCTGGAGGCAAGGAGGCAGAAGTTATTCAGGAAGCTGTTAACTTTGTATTTTATCAAGCTGCGCGCCAGCAATTTGATGATGTCATCGAGAATCTTGCAAACCCAGATGACGAAGTCAAAGCTAGCGATCTGAACTTTGACAAGCTGCAACTTAGCTACCTTGCCAATCTGCCGCCTGCTACTCGCGGTGGTGCATCAATTTCGGAAGACGAGTGGAACTACTTCTTCCAAGACTACATGTCTGTCATGGTGGCAGCGACTGGTAAAGAAGAACGGCGCATTGCTAATCAGATTGAGCATTTCAAGAAGCCGCAGCGTTGCAAAGCTAACCAAGCTGTCTTGGAAGTTCTGGTTGATCAGCTGTCTATCTATATCAGCAAGTCAGCCGCGATTGAGGATACTGCACAGGCTGCCGAGCGCCTCATGGGTAAATTCCAAGGCTGGATTGATGCACTGGCCGTGGCCAATGACCCTGATGCCTTGTAAGCTGACAAGATAACAAGCTGACAGGCTAGCATCCTAGAAACACCGCCTGAGCCTAATACGCCGGGCGGTTTTTTTAGCTACTTAACTTTGCGTCTTGTTTAGGGCATAAAGTTAACAAGCCAAAACACTGAAAATCTATACACACAATGTCTATCTCTGCAATTTATAACAAACTGTACTGTGGCGAAGTAGTCACTATTGCGTGTACCCGCGCAGTTTATGAGACTGTTCGCACAGGACTTATCCATAAGTATAAAAAGACTGCTAAACTGATGGAAGCTGTCGGGGATGATAGCTTGCTGGATAGCTACGTGCAGGCTACTTTTGATAAAGACCAGAACATTGCTACTTTTATTATTAAGCCACTAGCAGCCAAGAAGCGTAAGACATTAGACTACAAGTTTATCTAGACATGGCACGTTTAGTGGATTATAAAGAAGTATGGGATACCGTTAAGCGCGAAGGCTCTGCTAGCATAGTTGTCTCCAAGGCGGCGGCAAAGAAAATAACTCTTGGCATTCTGCAAGCAAAAGCAAAAGAGAATGTAGCTAGGCGTAATGCGGGTCTAATGTACTGGTCTAAATTTACTATTGTACGTACACCCCTGTCTGACAGCATGCTTAGAATAGATTTCTCTCTTTTGTATCAGAGTAAATTATAAATAAATTATGACTATCAAACACAGATTACTAGCCGCATCCCTGGACTATTGGACGCGCAGCAAGATATCTTCGCAGCACCCGCTAGATTTTTATTGCTCTGTACTCAAACCTGAGTGGTCAACTAGCCATGCGCATCCTAACCAACTTCTAGCTAACTTTGCAACTACCTACCTTGTTGCCTGGGGGCGCCCGGTAGAGCAGTTTGATACACGCAGCTTAGTATGGAGTCTAAGCAAATTTGATTATGCAACTCTGATGAAAGTGATTGATATGAAAGAAACTGGAACACAAACAAACTTACCACCGGACGTAGTATCTAAACTAACCATGAGTCTAGCCAGTTTAGAAGCTGCGCTCCTGGAAAAAGATCCCATGATGCCACAGCATTTGCGTGCATCTCACCAGCTACTCATTTCTTATCCAGAAACAGTCCACCTACTTGACGATGATGAGATAGCTAGACTGATCTCTGCTGCCCAGATACACACGCAGATTGAGATAGTTAAAGCAGGTACAAGCCGCGCAGCAGGGCGCAAAAAGATTTCTGCTGATGACCTTTGAAGCACACCACTTTTTAACCCACATATTTTTGGAGAATTTTATTATGTCTTTCAATACAAAACAATCAGACACTAACTACACAATCATGATTGACCGCGTGTCTAACGGTTACATGCTTCACCTACTTAACAGCGATGGCGAGACTGTGCGCTCGGCCATAGCCAGTGAATACGCTGTCCGGGATTATTCTAGCTACTCTCTGTGCAGTGCTCTTGAGGAACTGTGGGCCTATGCAGAAAAGCTTAACAAGCAAGCAGAGGCGCTTGATGCAGAGCTGGCAGAAAACTTTGACACAGTGGCGCCAGACACTACTATGCAGCAGTTGCTTGATGAAGCCAGTCAGTCACCGGCTCTTATGGAAGTACCAGAGACTGGTCTGTAAAAGACACGAAGCTAACAAAACAAGCAGGAGCTATCATGGCACATTCAACTAATACAGAGGTAAGACCAGATGACTTTGACGACTATGTATCTCTGCACCAGCAGCAGATTCGCAGCCGCCTAGCTAGACACCCTGATCCACGCGACCCAGAATATCCTTTGATAGATTGGGATGAAGAAGACTTTATAGAAGCTGAAGAAGCTGAAGAAGACACTGAGGACTTTAATGACGAGCCAGTACCTTACGATGAGAACAAGGAAGTCTAATTATGAACGCAGCAGATATATTAGATAGCCTGTTCACTGGTGCCACGCAGAACACAGCTACAAAGGTACTCAAGGATAACTACTCACAGCTAGTTGCCCATGGGAATCTTTCTAGCTACAGTATGCAAAGTGTGTTCCATGCATGCCCACGCAAATACCAAATCAAGAAGCTGCAAGCTGCTACTGGCACCAGTGAGCGCATCCAATCAGTTACGTTTTCTTTTGGCCACGCAGTAGGTGCAGGCGTAGCAGAGTATGATGCAGCTATCGGCAGTGGTGATGACCAGATGACTGCACTAGATAAAGCTACTTGGGCCGCGTTCCTGGCCTGGGACATTGACCTGCTGGAGATTGAAACCAAGGGCACCTACGCAGATGGCGTCGGCAAGCCCACTGGAAAGTCTTTTGCTGGTGCAATCTGGGCGCTGGAAAAGTATGCTGTCTTTGTAGATGAAGAAACTAATCTACGTGACTATGAGACAGTTAGGATCGAAGCTAACATAGCGGTTGACTTTGAAGATGGTCACTTCTATGTTGGCCACATTGACGAACTGTTGCGGCACACAGAGACTGGCAGCTATCTCGTAAAGGAGAATAAGACTACTGGAATGCGCAGTATTGATCCTGCCATGTATGCAAACAGTGATCAAGCACTTAGCTACGCTGTTGTCATTGACATGCTAGGTGGCAACGAGTTTGAAGTATTGTACACAGTTTATAGCAGTAGCGCCCGAGAGTGGATACAGCATAGATTTGTAAAGAGTTCTGTAAAAAAAGCAAGCTGGTTGCAGGATCAGTTGCTAATGCACCAACAGCTAGATAGCTACGTAGAGCTTGACTTTTTCCCAATGCGTGGCAGTGCCTGCTTTGACTTCATGCGCAAGTGTGAATATTTTGGCAAATGTGACATGGATCAATCAGGCGTGTTTGGTGTAAAGTTTAGCGATCTGGGAAAGATAACGTCTAAAGCTGACCTAGACAACATTGAGCCGGTGGACTACTTTACTACGCTGTCTGACATTGTTGCCCGGCAGCAGGCTAAGCTATCAACTGAGCTAAATTAGCAAGCAGTGCAAACAAGCAGTGCAAACAAGCAAAGGAATTACATATGAATTTAGATGAAATGAACACAGACACGCGTACCAAGGTACTTGTATATGGGCCGCCCAAATCAGGCAAGACTGCGCTAGTCGGTAAGCTAGCCAGTGACTTCAAGCTACACTACTTTGATCTTGAATCTGGTATTAGCACACTGCTCAATCCTGCCATCCTTGATCCCAAGTTCCGTAAGAATATCAATGTGATTAACATTCCAGACCACAAGTTCTATCCGGTGGCCATAGATACCGTGCGCGATGTATTCCGCGGCGGTGCCAAGAAGATCTGCACAGTACATGGTAAGAATAACTGCCCACTGTGCGCAAAGAATCCCGCAGCTACATTCTCTGAAATAGACATCAGCAAGCTAGGGCCAGACGACATAGTTGTTATTGATAGCATGAGCCAGCTTGCACGTAGCGCCATGAATAAGGCTACTCTTAAAGAGGTAATGAAGCCTGATGGTGAAAGCTACAAACAGACCTATGCTGACTACGCTATGCAGGGTGCTCTCATGGAGCAGGTGCTTAGTCTAATCCAAGTAATTAACTTGAACGTGATAGTGATCAGTCACGAGCTTGAAAGTGAAAGCTTGGAGGGCCGGGAAAAGATAGTCCCGGTGGCCGGCACGCGGAATTTCTCTCTGACTGTTGCCAAGTATTTTGACACAGTAATATACTGCACAGTACTTAACAAGCAGCACCGTGCGTTCGGCTCATCTACTTACTCACCTACAATCGTCACTGGCAGCAGACTGCCAATTGACATTGACAATGGTAAGGAGGGTGCTGTATCCCTGCTGCCACTATTTAAACGAACTTAAAGGAACTTACTATGACTTGATAAATTAACCACACTACTTACTTGTTTTTGTTTTTTGTTTTTAATTTTTAATTTTTAATTTTTTGAAAGAATATCATGGCTACTAATTTTGACGACTTGCTTGACATGCCTATGGACTCAGTTGAGGACTTGCCTCCTGTTGGTGTGCCTCCTACTGGCCACTACAATCTCCTTGTTACTGCTACACGCGAAAGCAAGGACGGTGGCAATGAGTTTGTGAAGTTTGCCTACACAGTTGAGAACGTTAACGAAGTCAAAAACCCCGCTGAAGAATCTGAAGCTGCCGCGGGAATGAACTTTGTTGAGTTCTACAGTCCCCTCAAAAAGGATGGCACTGTTAACGAGTGGGGCATGAAGTTCCTTAAGCAGAGCATGGCGCCCTTTGCTGCTCACTTCGGTGGCAAAAGCTTCTCAGAAGTCCTGGAAAGCATTAATCAGGTTAGCGTTGCAGCTACATTGGTGCGTACCGTTGACAAGCGTGATTCTGACCGCTTCAACTTCAGGCTGTCAGACGTGATTGTGCTTTGATAGCTTGCATAGCTTGCATAGCGCAACTAGCTAGAGGCTAAATCCCTGCGGCTTGGTCTATGTCTAACAGCATGGCCAGGCCGTTTTAATTTAGCTTGCTGGAAAAAGACTCTACAAAAGGACGGTATGAACATTATTCTTTTCGCAACAGATTTCGACACACCCTACATACCAAGGCTTCAACCTATGCTTGCAGCTAACAGCTGTAAACTGGTGCGGCAGCCGATGGAATTTCTAGGTGCAATAGCTGCGCGGGTTAAGCAGGCAGACGCAGATGCAATAATTTGTACCTGCCCAATTACGCTTGTTACGCTGCTATCTACGCAGCCAGATTTCCGCCACCCGCTAGATAAGCGCGGCAGCAAGCGTAAGCTGGCATTAGATGACTATGCTGGCAGCTTCTTCACAATCTCTGCCCACCAACTTAACCACACGAAAGATGTAAATGTCCTCATTCTCAACCCGCTTATACAGTTGGTATCTACGCCAGCAGGCCCGTTTATTTTCAAGCGGTTCGTCAGTAAGATCACAGCCCCAGATAAATGGTTTCCACAAAATCCATTCACATTTCAAATCTGGACAGCCAGAGACAGCGAAGCTCTCATTGCCAAGTTTAGCAGCGCATTACTTATTAGTGTGGACATTGAAACGTATGTGGGAGATCCTGAGCGCCGTATCCACTGTGTTGGTTATTGCGGATTATGGCCTGATGGTAGTAGTCATTCTGTTGTTGTACCTTTTCATGATATGCTTGCTCATTCCTTTGTCAGACATATCAACAGCAATAGAGTTGCTAAGGTGATGCAGCGGGGTATCTACGATAATGTTTACTTTGCACGCTGGAATGTACCGTGCAACAATTACATATACGATACCCTTAATTTATTTCACTGCTGGTATAGTGAACTGCCGAAGCGCCTAGACTTTATCACGGCATTCACGGTGCGCAAGATTAGATTCTGGAAAGACGACAGTGCAGGTTCTGAGCACAATCTGTTCGAGTACAATGCGCGTGACTGTTGGGCTACTCTACATGCTTGGATGGCATTGGTAACAGAGGTACCGCAGTGGGCAATAACTAATTACTTGCTGGAATTCCCTATGGTGTTCCCTAGCCTGCACTGTGCGTTGGATGGTATTGCTGTAGATAAGAAAGTATTTGACGAGCGTAAGCTAGCCGCAGAGGTTGCCCTTGAAGCACAGGCCAGAAAGCTAGCCGCGTGGTTTGGCCCGGCCTTCAATCCAAGCAGCCCGGTACAGTGTAAAAACCTATTGCGTGTGCTTGGCATGAAACAAGTTGAGAGCGCAGACGCCAAGTCAATGACCGCGTGCGCGGCAGTACACCCCTTCAACGAACTAATTATTACTGCTGTCACAGGTTACCGTAAACAGGCCAAATTGCTGAGCACTTACTTTAAGTGGGACAAGTTCTGGAATGGGCGCCTGTACTATAGCTTGGATCCAGCCGGAACTGACACTGGCAGGCTGGCCAGCTCTGAAAGTAGTTTCTGGACTGGCTTACAGATTCAGAATATACCTGCGGGTACTGCTATTAAAAGTTGGTTAGTACCAGACCCGGGATGGCTAATTGCAGAGAACGACTACAGCCAGTCTGAGGCGCGCTGTGTAGGTTACATGTCTGGCTGTGAGTCACTAATAAGACTTTTAGAATCTGATAAAGATTACCATAAAGCAAACGCTAGTGCATTCTTTGGCGTACCCTATGAAAAAGTAGATAAACCGTTGCGTCAACTTGCAAAGAGAGTTGGGCACGGAGCTAACTATTCTATGGGGCCTGCAGTGCTTCTAGAAACCATGGGGCCTAAATCCGTGGCCGAAGCAAGAATACTTTTAAAGCTTCCTGCTAAGTGGTCGCTCGTGCAGGTATGCCAGCACTTACTCAGTACCTACGAGATAGCGTACCCTGAAGTTAAGAAAGATTGGTATCACGAGATTAAGCGTGAAATATCTATAACTAAAAAGCTAAAATCTCCTATGGGCTGGACACGGTACTTTTTCAACGACCCGGTAAAGAGCAAGCCAGCCATGAACGCAGCCGTAGCCCACGGGCCGCAGAATTTATCTGTGTTTATTATCAACAACGTATTCTACCGACTATGGTCTGATAGTGTGTACGGTGATTTACGCGGTACACTACGAATAAAAGCACAGATTCATGATAGCATCTTATATACGTACCGTGGTGACGACGTACCTAGTATTATAAGCAAGCGTATGCAGCATAGTGTTAAAGTTAAAGACTGTCATGGCACTGTGCGCAATATGCTAATTCCTAACGACTGTAACTCTGGAGTATCCTCATGGGGAGCCCTAAAATAGACAAGACATTTTTCCCGATAGCTACTAGATACAAAGAGTAAATAACTAAAGCAACCAATGGCTACAATTCATAACCAACTCATGGATAGCTATCTATCCTACACCAGTGATACGGAAGCACCAATGATCTTTAACCGGTGGGCTATCATCAGTTGCATTGGTGCCGCGTTAGGTAGGCAGTACTATTTACCCTTTGGGGATAGCAACATATTCCCTAACATGTACACTATGCTGATTGGTGATCCCGGAACGCGTAAGAGTACTGCTATCAAAGGGGCAAAGAGAATACTGGCACAAGCAGGCTATGATAAGTTTGCAGCAGATAGGACATCTAAAGAGAAGTTCTTAATTGACTTAGAGGGCAAGACTGATGAAGATGGCAAGCTAGCTACTGGCAATCTAGCTATGGAGGGATTGTTTGGGGAAGAAGCCGGTGGCGAAGCGTGCGAGACATTCATTGTTAGTGACGAGTTTAATGAATTCGTGGGCGCCGGAAACATAGAGTTCTTATCTATGCTAGGTAATCTCTGGGACTGGGACTCGCCGCAGACCGCATTTAAGCAGCGCCTGAAAACCACGCGCAGCGTATCTATCTATCAGCCTACTATCTCTATCCTTTCTGGGAATACGCATGCAGGCTTTACCCAGGCATTCCCGCCAGAGGCTATTGGCCAAGGTTTCATGTCTAGACTATTGCTTATTTATGGTGAAGCTAGCGGTAAGAAGATAGCATTCCCTACTAGGCCTAGTGACGAGTTGCGAAATAGAGTAGTGCAAAACATTACTGCCATGCGTGAGACAGTTATAGGTGAAGCTACCATGACACCTCAGGCGCGTAGCATGCTGGAAGTTATCTATCGCACGTTCACAGACATGGGTGATAGCAGATTCAAGCACTATTCTACCCGGCGCTTCACCCACTTGCTCAAGCTATGCCTTGCGTGCACGGCTAGTAATCTCCGCAAGGAAATCGGCGCTGCTGACGTGCTGTACGCAAACACAATCTTAACTTACACAGAACATAACATGCCAAAAGCAATGGGTGAGTATGGAAAAGCTAAACACACAGATGTGCTAGCAAAGATTATAGCTATTCTAACTGATGCAAAGGTTCCCATGCCGCAGAGCGACATATGGAAACAGGTACAGAGTGACCTAGATAGGCCAGACGACCTAATTAAACTTCTTGCTGGATTAGTGCAAGCGGATAAGATACAGTGGATAGATAGAAAAGGTTATTTAATTGTAAGAAAGGTGCTAAAGACAGATGCAATATACGTAGATTTTAGTTTGTTGAGAGAGTGTGGTAAACATTTTTAAAGGAGTATTGACATGGGTGAGATAGATAGCAAGTTAAAGCTAACACTGGAGGAACTGCTTAATCGTAGCGTTCCGTATGATACAATCTACATGCGTACTTGGATAATTAATGCCAAGGAAGCAATTGAGCAAGTATTAGATATGTTGACATTGAACTCCAGCGAGGAATCAAAATGACTAATACAGGCTTATTCATTGACATGATCAGAGAACATCCAGGACTGGAAGAAGAACTCGCGGTGGGCCATAAAATAACACCCCAATACAAGCTAACTAACGACGGTGCTGCTGCCGTGGCGCCGAGCGTGAAATGGCGAGAGATAGATGCAAATACACCAGTGGGAGCCAAGATGCTTCTTATCAGTAAGCCAAATGGCATCGCTACTGTAAGCATTCGTAGAGTTCAAGATGGTTGGACGCACTGGTATCCAATCCCAACATTTGACGGGGACTAACATCACGATGAAAAAGTCTAATCATCCAGCTATACGCGCGTATCTACGCAGCAAGCCAGATGGTGCCACTGTACAGCAAATAACAACTGATCTTAATCTGTTAAATGCAAACACTGCGCGTAAGGCCTTAGCTGTGATGCCGGATGTTTATATAGATAGGTGGATAGATCCACACAGAGGACAGTATCAGTCAGTGTACTGTGCAGTTATGACACCGGCCAATTGCCCACATCCTAAAGATAGGCATGTACAGGCGCAGCAGAAAGTGCAGACAGTTTGGCAACATGTACCTGCTAATAACAACTAATCTTATACTAATAAAAAAGCCCCAAGGATGACGAGTCCAAGGGGCTTTTATTTTGTGTAGCTAAAACTATCTAGGCTAAATGAGTTCTGCCCACTCAATAACTACGTCACAGTTTGCTGTACTGGCTGTGCAGCTTACCACAATGTAGTCACCTCTAACTAGCACAAAGGGTGCAGTAGCTAGCAGCGGATTATCTTGCACCTTTGTAATGCCCGCTTGTACTGGAATACTTAGCAGGGGCCGCATGAGTGCCGTGTTTATACTAGTAGCTTTCACGGCGCCCGGCGCACTGTCTGCTGAGTCACTCTCTACAAAACTACCATGGTTCACACCAGCAAACGTAGCTCCTATAATAGATTCTGGACTGCGGGTAGTCCATACTTTAAACACTGCTTTCTTGTCACAGGTCACAGAGATCCTACCCAGTTCTAGGTCACGGGTATTTATACGACCATTTATATGTGGTGGAATCTTGATAATAATGATTGGCACATTGGTACCATTAACCAAGGTATTCTCGGTATAGGCAGATGCATACTGGCCAACATCTTTATATCCATTCTCACTGGATACATCGACACAGCCTACACTAAGACTGACATCCTCAGTTATGCGCTCTGCATGGTAGTGAATAGGTAGTGCCGGATTCTCCATACTAAGAGCTGTCAGCTTACCTAGGCAATCCATTTTATGTACTGGGTACAGGGTACCACTATCTGGATCACCAATGAAGAACATGTAGTTACCGGCGCCGCGCCACTGGAATTGGATGTCGTAAATGTTATTCTTTTCTACGTCGAAGTTATTAAGTGCGCTGGTGTCAATAACTTCCTCATAGATTTCAACACCGCCACTGCGACGCACAGCGTAAAGTAGCCCATCACTCTTTAGCCTGAAAAATACACCATTGTCAACTGTAGCCAGTCCCCATGACCTTACTCCATCAGCTAATTTATTTGGCGCCCAGATGGATGTGGAAAACAGGTGCCCTCTGTTAGGTTGGTACCTGGGACACTGCCTACTTTCCAGCATAGCAATTGGAATAGCTACGCTGGTTTGCAGATTTGCAGCACCTTTAACTGACGTAACTGCTGTGCTGCTATACACTTGAGTATCATTCTCAAATATAAACCACATGTTATTAGGTATGTCAAATGTCCACATACCATGAAACAAGCTGTGTACAATAGAAACCTTGCCGATGCCCCAGGCATCATGGCCCATGCCACCGGCGCTCATTCCAGTTTGGTGCATTAGGCCATCATCACCTAGATAGTAGGGGCCAGAGTTGTCAGCTTCTTTCCAGAACCAGCCCCACTGATTACATTTATAGCCTGCAGTAATGCTCATTGCGTATCTCCTTGTGTAGCTGGTGGCGTAGTAAAGTCAGGCGCCACGTAGCCACCCATAATCTCCTGCATCCTGCGACTAGAGTTCTTGCCTAGTGTAGTTGCTGTTCTATTGATTACAGACGTGCTAGCATCTCGCTGCCACCGCTGCATGGCTGCACTGAAGTTTTCTTGGCGCCCACCAGCTGCTGCGTACTTAGCCATGAAACTATTTAGCATATCTTCATCAGGTGCTTCATTGTTACGTAGCGCTGTCTTTACAGTCCTACCAAGAGATTCAAGCCGCCGCTTATCAAGCGCATCGTATGCCTTGTTTCTATAGATATTGTTCAGCGCCACAGCTTCATCCATTGGCCGCGCCCCAGCAAGGCGGCTAACACCCTCGATGCTCAGGAAGCGGTCGCTTACAGCAGCGAACCTATTCGTAACTGCTAGATCATTGCTTGCACTAATCAGGGCGCCTGAGCCTGTGGTACTCCTACCAGCAAGTAGCTGTGCAAATCCGGCCAGTGGCCTGCTAATACCTTGATGCTCAAGTCCGTTCAATAGGCTATCTGTAATATCTGCACCGCCCACAATGTTCTTGCCAGTCTCTGTGATAGCCTTTATTAACTTCAAGCTAGCTTGCACCGCAGGAACATCAGTAGGCACAATGGGAATCACAGATAGGTGTCGTGGGTTGATATCGCCGCGGGAATAGAGTGCTGGAGATGTGCCAGTAAACAGCGGGAATGCACTGGCTGTTCCGTAGAGCATCCAATCACCAAGCTCCTTATTAAAGGCTGGCAACACACTGTAGGCATCACCGTGGTATGTATTACCTGAAATCTGTGAGCCAATCAAGTGTGAGTTAACGGCGTCAAAGAATGGAAGTCCATTGAGGCCGAACACCGTAGATTGTAAGCCCGCAAATGTAGCTAGTGTCTTTGCGTCACGTCCTTGTATGTGGCGATGAAGTTGCTGAAGCACGTTGAATGCGTATGTCTGGAACAGCGACACAGCAGCGCCGGTAGTTCCCTGGAAGATAACAGGGCGCTGGCTGGTCACATAATTACCTTGCACCCGGTTAACAAACACATTCATATACGCGTTCTGGTCTTTGACGCTTAGCTTTCCAGCTGCCACAATCGGATCAGTTAACTGGCGCATTACATCGGCTGTAACGAAGCGAGTAAACTCCTCACTGAAGTTATTGCCTGTATAAGTAGCCATCTTTTCTACACTGGCATTAACCTTGTCTGTCCACTTAACCGGGTTGAGTACAGAGTTAAATGCTAAGTCGTCTAGAATGTCATGGTACGTAGATAGGACAGTCTTGATAGCACCAATGTCTTTGTAGCGTGTAAGCAGCTGTGTCTTTTCCGCCCCGAAGAAATTGTTTACTGCGTTGCCAAGCAGCTTAGTCGTGCTTGGTACTCGCACCGATTGCCCCGGCACCGCCAGCGTGCGCAACTCATTCAGCGCCCCGGCCAGCTTGCTATCATTGGCAACAAGGCTTCTGATACTTTGCATCTCAGTGCCAACCATTACAGCAGTAGAGATTGTATTAATGATGCTGTTAGCAAAATCAAGACGCAGCACAAAGTTAGCAAGCAGCATGTTAGCTTTTTGGAAGCTCTCACGAATTACATTGCGAGGGAATGACTTGTTAGCCTCAATGTAACTATTAACTAGCGGATTGTTAGTGCCCGTACCATATGGCATACCTAAGCCAGCATTCTTGCTAACCTGATCTGCATAGGCCCAAGGCGTCATTTCCTTACCAGTAATAGGATCAACGACGTTCTTTTTGAGCACCGCCATTTCATGCGCTAGGTCAAACTGTTTGCCAAAAGACACGCCAACCTTATCAATAAACTCATTCAAGCTATCAAGCAGTGGGAACTCTTGCTGCTTAGACACATTCAATGCAGTCTTAATATAGTCTCCAAAGGGATCAGCCACCTTCTTCTTGAGCATCGTTGTGAAGCCAGTAGCAGTAGACTCAGATACGCGGCGATAGTTGTCAGATAGGAACTGTAACTCACCAAAGAACTGACGATCCTTAACCTGTACAGCCGTGCGGATCAGGCGGTCAGTCTGTTTGCTGTGAAACTCTAAATAGTCAGTCAGTACGCCCTGTGCAGTAGTCTCTGGGAACATGTCTGCCAACCTACCTGTGCGAGCAAGGTCACTATTAATTGTACTCTCATGCACCGTTAGCTGGTAGTCATAGTCACCCTTAGCTTTGTGGTAAAGCTCTGAGTCCTTTTTAAAGTGGACGTCATACTTGGCACTGTCAATTTCTTCAATCAACTTACGCAGACTGGCTTCATCCTTAGCCGTAATCATGGTAACGTCGCTCGCGATGCCAATCTGCTTCTTGGTAGTTACAAAAGCATGGTACGGATACTTGACTGTGTTGACTGGAGGGACAAAGATAACATTAGTATTTACGCCAGTAGTAGCTAGGCCAGAGGCATTGTGTAGCGTAGTAAACTTCTCTTGCCGGGCGCCATTGATCTGGGCGTGGATTTTCCAGAAGTCCATTACCTCTGCGTTTTCCACGTCAAGGATGTGTCCTACCTTGCCATCCTGTGCAAGTAGTTCAACAGCCTCATCAATTGTGATTGACTCTTTCTCTGCCAATCTAGCTACATCCACAGACACTACGCGCTGAGTACCATCTGGATCAAGCTGATAGCGATATTTAGATTTCCGCAGCGCATTGGTGAGCACGCCAAGCTCAACCGCGGCAGCTTTGTTTCCCTTGATACCATTGATAGCTGGAGACATTGCTAGCACCTCAGCATCATTTATAGCCTGAGTAGTGATGGCTACTTGCTTACCTGTCTCCTGCGCATACAGGCCGCTTGTATCGCCATAGTTAGCATTAGACGCTCCAGCAAGCTGCGCACCTGCACCCTCTTGTGTGGTAGTAGCGCTGAGATTCTTGGGCGCATCTGGGAAATTCTTTGCATACTTCCCAAGTACTGCGTTGCCAGCAGTTTTACCTATCATCTCACGAACTTCTTGGTTATAAAACCTAGATAGCTCTTTGGATGCAAGGAACGCAGGGCCAAAGTTTTGATTGTATAACTCTAGCGGATCAAGTCCGGACTTTGCAGCAGCCTCTTTAAAGTCCCAGGTAACTTGCACACTCTTTGGTGCTAGCGCATCTGCAACACGGTAGTCAGGCTTTAGTACTTCACCAGTACGTGCAGGTGCAAAGTTGCGCTGAATAGCCTCTTCAATAAAATCCTCTGGAGCATTCAGGTGGGCAGAAATATGACTAATATCATAGTGTTCACCTTTAGCTAGTTCACGCTGCAGTACTTCATACTTCTTTGCCTGTAGCGTTACACCACTATCAAGGAAGTCCTGCACACTGAGTAATTCATCTTCGTGCTTGATAAAGAACTTAGACAGCTTATCGCTACCTACTTCTTTCTGCAATTCAAGTAGGCGACCAAGCATGGGTAAATCCAGCGAGTCTACAGTACCGCCTGTTACTTTGAGAAGATCATTTGCACCAAACTTAGCTGCCCACGCCCACCGCGCAGATCCTTCGATGGCCGAGCGGCCCAAGTCAGTCGTGGCAGTGGCGGCCTGGCGATAAACCTTGTTGCCAAAGCCGATAGAATCTACCGTGCTGAACAGGCGCCCCGGCTGAATAGTGTCTGCAAAGTGCACAACTGTCTCTGGAGATACTACGCCAGTGCGTAGATTGACGTACATGTCTACCTTGTTAATATCTTCAAATATCCGCACCACTTGCTTACTATTTGGGTTTATCGCGGCCCGGCCATTAGGCATAATCAGCACGTCAGCATCAACCTGCCCTGAGCGCCAAGCAGCTTTCAGCGTGGGGAATCCGGTGCTTTCAAAGCTCTGCCGCTTAAGTGTCTTGCTAGTTACGCCAGCAGCTAGTTGATAGGCGCTCTTACCAGTCTTGCCTGGGACGCGCTGCAGTGAGAACTCATCAAGTATATTCTCAGGCTCTATGTTTACATAGAATTTCTTGCCGCTAATAATAGCCTTATCTACGTTGATTGGATTGATAGCACGTACACTATTAAGATAGCCAGTTACGAGTTCAATCTGCTCGTCAATAGTTTTTCCAGCCTCTCTAGCAGTGATTAAGCGGTCTTTGATAAGCCCAAGATACGACTGCCCAACAAGCTCGTTACCCTGTGCAAGCTCGTTAAATGCCAGAGCCAGTTTCTGCTCTCCAGCTTTCACAGCAGACTTACGCGTGTCAGCTAGCATTGATGCACTGTCCTCCAGTACGATGCTACGTGTTACACCATCGTATTTATACTTAAACTTCAAATTAACAAACTGGTCAGGCAGCTTGGCAATGTTCTCTGCAAATAGTAGTGTACTGGTGCCGGGCATCAGGCCTAGCTTGCTAAAATCAAACACTACATCTGTGGTTCTCTTTGCAGCTTCAACGTCAGCTTGCACAGTCTTTAGAATACCGCGTGCGCCAATGCTTGCCAGTGGGCCGCCGATAACACCAGATAGCACGGTACCAAGTGTCATGTTCCAGGCAAAGTCGCCAGCTGTAGACTCGTCAAATATAGGTGAGTCACTCATTGTCAGTGCCACGGCAGATTCAAATGCAAGTCCCTGCAATGCCTGATCCGCCGCTTCCCAGCCAACATTCTTCATGCGCGCAGCGGTGCCAAGCTTGGGAATTGCACCTCCAGTGCGGCCAATCTCTTGCATTGCTTGCTCTAGATACTGAGCTTTCTTGGTAGGAAATATATTTAACGCACGCGATACAGGGCCAAGTGCATTGCCACTGCGTGCCATCTTAAGGGCCTTTATGCCAGCAAGGCCAGGCAGAAAAGCAGTACCAACAAATCCAACCATATCAACAGCTTCTTTGTGTGTATCATAATAGTCACCAATACTAGAGTCAATGTCACGTAGAAATCTGGATGTATTTACTTCATCCTCAGCTGGTTGGAACGTATTCCAGATAGATAGTAGCCCAGATGCCGCCGCAGCTGGAGCACCCTCGGTAATAGCGCGACTAATAGATGATAGCCCAGATTCCTGCAAATTTGCAGTATCAGCACTGAGAACTACAGGGTGAAATTCGTTTGCCATAAAGTCTTTCTATTTCTCAGGGGTGATATCAAGCATCTTGTTCATGCTCTGCGTTGCAAGTACACCAACAGCGCCAGCACCCCCAAAGATAGCCATAGCAGGGTTAGCTGGACTTGTAAGTCTACCCATTAGCGTGTTTGCCGCTATAGTTTCTAGCAAATTCTCAGCGCCAGCTGGATTCAGTGTGTCTCCAATGGCATCTTTGCCAACAAGCGTAGCACCAGGAATTCTTACATACGCACTCTCTTGCACTTCAAAACCAAGGCTAGCTAGTTTCAAGCTATCCTGGTTGTACGCAGCAGCAGCGCGATTGTATGCAACCAAGTCAGCAGCGGCTTGACCTAGAGGAATCTTGCGGTCGCTTACCAAGGTTGCTAATGTCTTGATTGCATTGGTACGATCTTCACCACGCAAATCTCCAGTGCCCGGTGGCAACTTTTCGGCTGCTGTCTCCAGCACTTTAACGTAACTGTTGTTTGCAAGCTGTGGATACTTACCAGACTTAACTAGACCAATCATAGTTAAGTCTTGCGAGCGGTACGGCATAAATTTACCATCCCAATAGGGATCATTAAGCGGCTGAGCTGCTCTAGGATCATGTGCTGCATTCGTAGCAGCAAGCACAAACTCAGAGGCACCAGCTCTTGCAGCATCATCAGGTTTTAGTGCCTTGCCCGCGGCTTTTACCGCTGCGTTGTTAGCCGCAGTAGCGTAGTCACGTACTGTGCTAGCTAGCTTTGTGAGGCCTTTTACAAACGCAGGATCCTGTTCTTGCATTTTAATCAAGTTTCCGCTGCGCAAAAAGTCAATAGACTCTGCTAGATTGTCTCCATAGGTACCATTAATTGCTGCGTCCCACAGTCGCTGCTTAGCTTTGCTAGCTGGCATCCTGTTAAAGTCGTCCAAGCTTACTGGCACTGGGTAGCCAAGCGCCCCAGAGACACGGGCAAGACCCTCAGCTAATGCGCTATCTTGAGCATCTTTAATCTCTTTATCTTTAGCAGCAGCTGCCATACGCAGTCTACGCTCTTCGTGGGCCAATGCACGCTCTCTTTCCAGCGCCTGAAATTCCGCCAGGCTTTTGACTGCGCCGAAACGCTTACTAGCATTATCTGTGACTTTATCTAGCAGAGCAACTTCATTCATTCTAGCCGCGGAGATTGCACCAAAGTTCTTCATGCGTTCTTGCTCAGCCGTGGCCTTGGCAGCAGCCTCGTTAGCAGCAGCAGCGGTAAGCTTAGCTTCTTTTGTAGCCGATGCAACATTAGCAGTAACCTGTGTCTTGTTCTGATACATTAGCGATGTAGCAGTATCTAGGTCATTAGCGATTGCATCCTGCTGTGTGGCTAGATTGTTGTGCTTCTGGACAACTTGAGGCAGTGCAAGCTGGTTAAAGATATAGCCAACCGGATTATCCAAGAAGCTAGTCTCTGTTAGCTTGCGGTACTCAGCAAGTGCAGCTTCACGCTCAACACGAGTAGCTGTTAAATCCGCCATGCTCTGCACGTAGAAATTGTTTATATCATCAGGATCAAGGCCAGCTATGCGCTGCGCAGTTTCTCCTGCTGCCAGCTTCCTGCGCTCAATCTCTGCCATCTGCTGATTTGCAAGTGTACCCTGAGCAATTGCCTGCTGTGTGTAAGCCTCACTATTAGTAGCTGCGCCCTCGATGCCAGCAGTGGTAGCCGCAGCGCGTGGCCGCTCAGCACGAATAGCAGCGTCGGAAGTGCTAAGATTACCAAGTAGCCCAGATAGTAGATTATTGATATCCATGATTAGCTTCTCTGTTATGCGCGTTTACGCTGCTGAGTTACTGGTGTATGGAATGCAGCTTGCAGTTGATTAAAGAAGTCTTCACCAAGCTTGTCAACTACGTCTGCACTCATTACGTATTCACCGTCAGATAGGTTAGCTGGAATGCTGTCGCTCGTACCAGTGCCAGGACCATCAATTGGGCCACCATTAGCAATGTCGTTGCTTGGGTCAGATCTAGAACTACCTGAGTGTGCGCCACTACCCTCACTATCTCCACCACCCTCAGTGCCTCCATAGCTACCACCTCCATAGCTATCCCGATCGCTGCCGCCACTGTCGCTACCTCCAAGGAAACCTAAGTCTCTGCTTTCTACTGTACCCCAACCACTTACAGGACTGCTAACTGCATAGTCGGATGAATCAGCCCCCAACTTACCCCCAAAGCCGAACAAACCAGCCGTGGGGTTGTTGACCTCAGCACCAGATATCGGATTACCTGTTAGGCTAGGTGCAGAGCCTAGCGCAAGCTGGCCAATGCTAGTACCAGCTAAGCTAAGTCCGGCATTAGTTAGCGCAGTATACGGATTAAGCGCAGCTAGTGTATTGGCAAAATTAACTTGGCTCGGGTTCAAGGCAAAGTTAAGTGGCCCCATTACCTTCGGAGCTGCAAAGCTAAGTGCACCCATGCCAGCAGTTTTCAGTGCCTGCTCTGGAGTTTCTGCTCTGGCTAAGCCACCAACAAGATTAAGTCCGCGCATTACATCATTATCTATGTATTTACCGCCCGTCATACCAGAGATAGCATTTGCTGCGCCAACCTTGCCAATGACGTTAGACACGTCACGTCCACTGAAACTACCCGAGGCAGCGTCAGTTCCAGCACTACTATCCAAGCCATACGTATCACGATCGCTGCCACCACGATCACCGCCGCCCCCAGATAGGCCACCACTAGAAGCTAAAAAGTTAGCAATATCGCTGCTAGCGGCTGTTGCAACTGGACTAGCTACGCCCTGTGCTTGCTGCCCTTGGTAACCAAACTGCCCACGTAGTTCCTCTGCGCTAAGCTGTGCGAGTGCTTGGTCAGGGGATAGTACATTAACCATTGGATTTGCACTTCTGCGGCTACCACCAGCCCGCATTGTACCACCGTCAGCATAGTTTTCACGCGCTCTTACTGGACCACCGTCTGCGTAGTATAGATAACTATCTGGATCATAGCCTTCTAGCGCAGGTTGAAAATAAGGTTGCGGCTCATATGCAGGCATGTATGCGTCACCAGCCACTGGATAAGATGGTGCAGGTGGCGGGCTATAAGTATCTACTGGGCCAAACTGTGCATTATAGCCAGTAGTATCATACGCAGGCATATATGCGTCCCCTGATACCTGAGTAGTGGGTATATTGGTAGGGTAATATGGCGTAGGAGCATAAGCAGGCTCATAAGCTGGCATATAAGCATCACCCGAGACTGGAGTAAATTGCGCCGCAGGTGGACTATATAGCGGTGTGCTAGCAGCAGGCGCAGTAGCCATAGGGCTGCTCATTGCTGGTGCCGGTGCCGTGCCTACCGTGCTAGCAGCAGGCTTGTCAGCAGTAAACAAGTCTTTTACTAGGTCATTGATGCCAAGAGCTTTTGTACCTTGCAGCAGAGCAACTAGCTTAGCAGCCTCAGATAGTCCACTTTTTACATTAGTCTTTTGCGTTTGTGTAGTTCCTTTGGTTGCGTCTGCAATGCTAGTGCCAACGTTTGCTTGAGTAGCAAAGTTTTGTGCTTGCAGCCTAGCAACTTGATCCATGGAGTTTGTTGTAGTTTCTTGTAGAAGCCGATCCAATGCTGCCTGCACTGCGCTGTTGCCGCCACTGCGCGCACCAATTGCGTTTGCATACGCCTGCTGCAAGCCCGGAATCTGGCCCCCGGCCTTATTAAAGATTGCTTGGAGCATGGCGTCATAGTCCTGTTCCTGCAATCCAGCAAACGTACTCTGTAGCGCAGCGATATCGCCGGGACTAATGGTAGTAGTCTTGCCACCAAGCAGTTCTAGCAAATCTCCACCTTGCTTTATAAAGCTAGGCTGTTCAGGTAGTTTCTCAGTTTTGTTGCCTGCCATGATATGTTCCTTTGCAGCTGTGCTGCGTTACTTAGATGCTACGCCTTTGATCTTTTCAACTGTACGGAATCCGCCAATACCTAGAAGCGCACCAAGCACGTAAAGTAGCGTGCCTGTATCTACTGCTGGCGGCATGGGATATCCATATGCTGCTGATAACCATTCTAGTAAGTTGTGTATAATAGTTGCGTAGAGTAATCCCGCCCCACATATCCAACCAACAAATGGACGCCAGCCTGCAACAAAGATAGACGGATTAGCCGCCTCCTTTGCATTTATCTCGAGTTGTGCTAGTATCTGCTTTAAGTCACCATCCTGAGTTAGTTTTAATAGCTCAAACTCAGCTGCTGCTTTCTTCTCCGGGTCAGGAAATAGCCGGTTGATCAGATTACCACCAAGCTCAAGTAGCGGTGATAAGAGTAGTGGGTTCATGCGCGTTCTCCTGCTGTTGCATCTTTCGGCGCCGGATAGGATGTATGAGATAACTGAAAGTGCGGCCCATCTTTAAATGTTTCCCAGTCTCCACCCCACTCAATATCAACATTAAGCTCTTTAGCTGCTTGCTTAAATGCAACTGCAATCTGCTCATATGCCTGCCAATCCCAAGTTACTTTGCCATCGCGTAACGCAACTACGTCAATAGCATGTCCAGTCAGGTGGCGGCTTCGCAGCGTCATAGATTTACGGTTCTCAAATAACTCTCGTTGCCGGGCGGCTGTGCGCAGGCCCTCAGTTACTGTGAAGTCAACAGGAGTTAGATATAGTGCTAGCTCAGCTACTGCCTGCAAGTCAGGGTGTACGCCAATAAGGTTTGTTTTTGAGCGCAGGCCAAATCTAAATGTCATATAAGTTCCGTCATGGTTAGGTTATACAGTCCAGTCAGTAAAGCTTCCATCAGTATATTGTATGCGCATGTTGGTTGCGCTAGTCTTATATACTCGGCTTACACGCTGACCAATAGTTTCTATATTTAGATAAATGCCTGCAGAGCCTAGTCCAATAGCAACCATCTGATTAAGCACGCTATCAGCGGTTGGACTTACAGCTTGCAATGCACCATTAGTTGATAAGTAATAGGTACTGCCAAGAGCCGTGCCTGATACGCTTGCAGTCCTACCACGCATAAGTAGCGCCACGCCAAAGCTTCCAGCTGCTATACCGCCCGGCTGATCACAGATTCCGTGTGCTGGCTTGGTCAATACAGATGCGTCCGCTTTCCATGCAGCTAGCTTTCCACCGTCTACTACTAGTGTAATCAGACTGCCGTATGGAAGTGTTTCCATAGCTTTTACATAGATACGCTGTTCGCGATAATCTATCAAGCTGCTAAACTGATCTATAGTACCTTGCTCTCCAGCACTGTATTGTACATTACCAGTAAGGATACTTATCTGCTGCGCCAGTGCTGCAACTGCACGATAAATTGGGCCAACCAGTGCAGCATCATCATCGTTCAGCCCTACGGGAAGCTCAGGAAGTCCAGAACTGATGGTATAACTTGGCATAATTATATGCTACCAGTAGTTGTTGCTTCTAGGATAACAGTTGATAAGTCAAACGTACCCTCAATAACTAAATTAAAGTTCTTGCAGTCTATCAGGCCACCAGCTACACGATAATTTGGTGCTACAGTAATATCAGTTAGTTGCTCTGCTGGCTCTAGTGTCTTACCGTCATAACTAGGTTGTACATAAATACGACCGCTAGTTAAGCCTTCAATTTCAGCCCGGTTAAGCTGTGTATGCCGAGCGCGTGTGAGTTGGATGCGCCCAATAACGGCCACGGCTTCATCCTCAGTATCACGTACCTTAGAACTCCAATCAGCAAGATGGACACTTCCATCTGCATCTAAGAATGCCATGCCATTCTGTGCAGCTACAATAGCATTACCCTGTTGCGTAGTTGAATCATACGTGCTTAACTCTGGACTATCATAAGGAATATCACCTAGCATAGAATAGGTTAAGTCTCCAGTCGTAGCTCCGTAGCTGTAGTAAAAACAGTCTCTGTGCACAATGCGTAGTTTACCCCAACGGCTAAGTGTCATATCGTACACAAGCGCAAAAGAGAATACCTTTGGAAACGTACCATAACTAACCACCATATAGCGATTAGCAATATTAGTTATCTTGACATACATATCCAGTGTGGTGGAGGCCTCAGTAAGAGTCTGTAAGCCAAAGTTATAACGCTCAATATACCTGCCTGCGATAAAGTCACTCACGTCGGGGTATGCTTCGTCGCTACTATTTAGCGAGATTTTCTGTAACCCGGTCGTGGTGTACGCGATCAGTGCACCTAGTGAGCCCTCTACCGTAGCCTGTTCGTAGCTTTCAATGCCACCCGCACCAGAGATTTCTCTGAAAACCCACGGAGCTGCTATGCTCTGTGCATGGTACGTAGCTGCTATTGCGTTCTTAGACGTAAAGATGACAAAGCCGCCTGGCAGCGGTATGCAGGCCTTTACTCGGCCTTGCACATCCTCGGGAATCTGGTAACCGGAGCCAGTAAATTCACCATTTGCGTATGGTGTAAAGTCAAAAGCAGTCCCAGTAAATGCTGCCCAAGCAACTGTAATATCACTGTAAACAATAAGGTATCCGTTTGAACTACTAATACCATCAATCTCGCCAACCGAGATAGGGATATTTGCGATTAACGCCCCGGCTGGCTCTAATGCTTTAGTCGTTGGATTCCAAAACAGAATACTAGCATCGGTACCGCCAGTAGCAAGCAGCCTACTATAGCATACAAAAGTTTTACCATCTACATACGCATATGTAACTCGTGCAGTGTCCTCCGTGTTAGGGCTAGCTGGATCAATTACTACTCCGTGAATTTCTAGAAAAGTGGTAGTTGTCCATGCACTAGTAACGTCATCATATATATAGTTCTTTCCAGCAGCCGGAGAATAAAGAACAGTGTTCTCAGCATCGTCGCGTAGTGCAAAGATCTGATCAAAGTCAGTATTAACTGTGGGAGCTATGAGCTGGCTGTAGCCGACGCTCTTTAGGCCCTCGGCAGCAGGCATGATGTTTTCACCGTAGAGAATCTGGGCCAGTTCAAAGTCTACAGACTCGTCGCTACCCATAAATATCCGCGGTGTACGCGGTGCGCTGTCTAGTCCAGGAATAAAAACAGCTCGTTGTCCTTTAGTAGATACCATAGGAAAGCGAGCTGCGTTTAGTGAGACTTTAAATCTTTGAATGCTCATTGTAGTTTATCTTAGTTACTAGCTAGTTAGTAAATATGTGCTTGCCATTTGTAAGCATCTTCACAGTGATTAACCTGCCATGGTCTGAATAGTGTATCAATTAGCCATACAGCTATTTCTCCACGTTTACGCCCTTGGAGTTTAATACGCCATGCCGCCGCTGATGCCGTCTCGCCCATCGGGTAGCGGCCACGCGTAACCCAGCGCCACAGCGTTACGTCAAGCCAGATCAGCGCGTTGAACATTACAGTTCAGCGCCCGCAGTAAACAGCGCGTCAA